CATTGAGGGTCGTGAACCGTACGACGGTGGCGACAAGTTTGTGCTCAACCTGCCAGGTGCACCAATGGCGGGCACTGCAGACCTACCACCGCTGGGCAGCGATGCGGAGCGACCCGTTTGACATGCCGTACTACATCAGCGACGAACAACCCGACTGTGCTGGGTGGGCAATGGTTCTAAAGAAGGACGACGGTGCGCTCGAGACGCTCGGTTGCCACACCAGCAAACAAGACGCAATAGACCACATGGTTGCAGCAGCAATCAACACGGACGGAGAAGCGATGGGCGAACTGGACACCCGCAACGAACAACGTGCAGTGAACTTGTCGCCACCCGACTACATGCGCAACAACGCACGTCGCGGCGTTGAACTACATGAGCAGGGCAAGTCGGGAGACGGTATTGTGCCGCAAACTGTGGAGGACGCACGCAAGATGGCTGCTGGCACAGTCACCGAAGCCAAATGGCGCAAGATTGCACCATGGATTGCACGCCACCTAGTTGACTTTGACGCAGTGCAGGGTGACGAAATCACTCCGGGTGTGGTCGCTCATTTGTTGTGGGGCAGCGGTGCAACACGCAGCGCAGCCCGCCGCACAATGGAATACGCAGAGAGCGTCGTTGCGCAACTAGACGCAGAGCAGCGTGCGGACGCACCAGCACCACCCAAAGACCAAATCACTGGCAGCGACGACAACCCAGCAGGTAGCGCAGCAGACCAAGGCGGCGACATTGACCTGAGCGCTGCAACAGATGAGGCGCTACAAACCAAAGCGGACGACCACAACGCAGCAATGGCAAAGGACGACAAGCCTGCGTGGACACGTGTACGGGTGTCCGCTCTGCGTGCGGTGTGGCGGCGTGGTGCTGGTGCGTTCAGCACGTCACACCGCCCCGGCATGACCCGTGCACAGTGGGCAATGGCAAGAGTCAATGCGTTCTTGTACTTGGCACGCACTGGTGCACCAAAGAACCCAAAGTACGTTGGCGACAACGACCTGCTGCACAGTTCGCACCCCAAGCACGCAAGCAGTGGAACAGACCGTGCTACTACTGACGCAGAGGATTACATGGACGACACCGAACGCCCCGAACTAGACGTAAGCGACTTGCGTGTGCTGCCCGACAGTTATCGCCCCGCAACCACCGAAGGACAGTCCTGTGGCACGTGCCAATACTTTGACAGCGAGCGCTCGTACTGCAACCGCTACGACGCAGGTTGCAAGGCGGACATGGTGTGCGAGTCGTGGGAGGCACGGGGTGTTGCGTCTTACGACTATGACGATGACGAGGAGGACAACGCACGTCATTGGGTTGTTGCACACGGTGACAAGCGCAGCATCGCCTACAGCAACTTGGAACTGCGTGCGGACGGTGATGGCAAGACGCTGGTTGGTTATGCAGCAGTCTTTGACAGCCCCAGCGAACCGTTGCCTTGGACGGAGTTTGTGCGGCGTGGTGCGTTCAGCAAGACCATCAACGACCGTGCTGACGTGCGGCTGCTAATAGACCATGAGGGTGTGCCGCTTGCACGCACCAAGTCCGGCACGCTCAAGTTGGCGGAGGACGACACGGGGTTGCGCATAGAAGCAGCGCTGGACGACACCAACCCCGACGCAGCCAAACTACTTAGCGCCATGCGACGCGGCGACATAAACCAAATGAGTTTCGCCTTTGAAACAATCAAGGACGCTTGGAGCGACGACCGCCGCACCCGTGAACTGCGTGAGGTACGCCTGTATGACGTGTCCGTTGTGACGTTCCCTGCCTACGAGCAGACAATGGTTGCACTGCGCAACGCAACCGCTGCAACTGACGTCGCAAATAGCACAACCCCGTCTATCGTGAAAGCACCGTCGCTGGCGTTGCGGCGGGCACAGTTAGCAATCCAACGCCAACGGCAAGCCGTTCAGCAGCCGCCACGTGGCACTGTGTAGAACACTTGGGCAAACAACCAACCACAACAGGAGCAAACCCATGAACATGTCCGACACACTCATTGAGCGCCGCAACGTACTGCTTGCCGACGCACAAACAATCGTGGACGCCGCACAAACGGAGTCACGTGACCTCACCACCGACGAGGACGCCAAAGTTGCTGACGCACTTGCGCAAGCCAAGTCGCTTGACGACCAGATTGCACGTCACCAAGACCTCGAAGCACGCAACGCAGCCGCCAAAGCGGTGCGCAAGGAGCACGGACTTGCAACAGTCAAGTCCGAGCCACGCACCTACAGCGAGCGCAGCACGCACTCATTCGTGACTGACGCCTACCGTGCGCAGTTCAACAACGACTACGCAGCACAGGAGCGCCTTGCCCGCCACATGCGCGAGGAGCAGGTTGAGCGTCGTGACGTCACCAGCACCAACTTCGCTGGCTTGATTGTTCCGCAGTTTCTCACCAACCTTGTCGCGCCATTGGCACGTGCAGGACGACCACTCGCCGACGCATGCCGAAAGCACCAGTTGCCCGCAGAGGGCTTGACGCTCAGCATCAGCAAGGTGACGACTGGAACAGCCGTTGCAACGCAAAGCGAAGGCGCAGCCGTGCAAGAGACGAACATGGACGACACCAAGTTGGACATTTCGGTCGTGACCGTTGCGGGTCAGCAGAACGTGTCGCGTCAAGCGATTGAGCGTGGCACGAACATTGACTCGCTGGTCATGGCAGACCTTGCTGCTGCATACCACACGAAGGTTGATGACCTTGTGGTTGCGGAACTGTTCTCGTCTGCTGGTCAAGCGGTCACGTACACCGACGGAAGTCCGACAGTGCCAGAACTGTATCCAAAGTTGGCTGATGCAGTCCAGAAGGTGCAAACGACCTACTTCGCAGGGCCGAACGTGATTGTGATGCACCCGCGACGTCTTGCCTTCATCTTGGCGGCGCTTGACGGTCAGAACCGACCGCTTGCTCTGCCAGCGCCGAACTTCAACAGCGTGGCGAATGGTGCTGGTGCAGTGCAGTACGGCAACAGCGGCTACACCATCATGGGCTTGCCCGTCATCACCGACGCCAATGTTGCGACGAACAAGGGCGAGGGCACGAACCAAGACACCATCTACGTCGGCAACCTGCAGGAGTTGCACCTGTTTGAGAACGGCGGCGGCGACCCCGTTGCGCTGCGCTTTGAGCAGCCGAAGGCTGCGGAGTTGGACGTCACGATGATTGTGTACGGCTACATCGCAACCACAGCGAACCGCTATCCAAACGCTTGGGCGCAAATCAACGGCACGGGTCTAGTCACCCCGACGTTCTAACGTCTAGAGTTCTGGCGGTAGCGCTGCTCCCCCTGCGCTACCGCCAGGAGCGGACATGACGACCAACAACGACACCATCATTGCGGCACTGCTGATTGAGCGTGCGGGCTACGTGCGCCGCAACTTGCCTGCACGCATCAAAGCAGTTGACGCAGCGCTTGCTGCGCATGGACACCAGCGTGAAACTGCAGCACTTGACGCAGCGGTAGAGCGTGCAGTGCAACCCAAGGCACGCAGGCGCAAACCGTGACAACCTACTACTGCACATTGGCTGAGGTGAAAGCGGCGCTACGACTCACCGACGACGTTGATGATGCGCTTATTGACCGCAGCATTGAAGCAGCGTCACGACGTGCTGACGCATACTGCGGACGTTGGTTCTACAAGACTGCACAAACCGCAATCAAGTTGTATCCGTTCAACTACTACAACGTGCCAGTGCAGGACATTGCGAACACCAGCGTGACCGTGCAAACCGATGACGACGGTGATGGCACGTTTGAAACGACGTGGACGCAGGGCGTTGACTACCAACTAGAACCGCTCAATGCAGCGCTTGACTCACGACCGTACCGTCGCATTGTTGCAATAGGCGGCAAGACGTTTCCGTCGCAAGCGATACCTGAGCAGCCGCTCATTCAGGTCACAGCGCAGTGGGGTTGGAATGCTGTGCCTGACGACGTGCGTGAAGCGACCGTGCTGCTCGCCATGCGCGGCTTTGCCCGCTACAACGCTGCACTAGGCATTGTGGGGTTCAACGACATGGCAATCCAAGTGCGTGCAGTTGACCCCGACGTGCGTGACATGTTGAACCAGTACCGCATCATGGCGGTGGCGTAATGCCCGCAACCGTGTCGCAGGTTGCCACGGGTCTGCAAACACGGTTGGCAACCATCAGCGGGCTGCGCACGTCGTCTTACCAGCCGGAGCAACTCAACCCGCCGCTTGCGTTTCCAACGCTTGACGCTGTGACGTACCACAAAGCGATGGGTGGCGGCAACGTGGTCATGGATTGGACGATAAGCGTTGTTGTTGGCAGGTACACAGACCGCACCGCACACGCCCTGCTGGACGACTTTCTTGCGTATGACGGGGCAAAGAGCGTGCGTTTAGCACTGGAGGGCGACCGCACGCTGGGCGGGGTTGCGCAAACACTTGTCCTCGCAAGCGGTGCAACAATCACTGCACTAACACAAGACAGTGCAGACTTTCTACAGATTACATTGCAATGCCAAGTCCACGCATAGGAGCACACATGTCGCACTACCGCATCACAGCAAACAACACTTCGCTTGGGCAGCCAGGTGATACCATCAGCGCTGAGCAACTAGAGGGCTTGAATGTTGCCGCACTCGTAGAGGGCGGCTTCATTGAACCAGTAGTCAAAGCACAACCGAAACCAGCAAAGGACAAGGACTAACCAGCCATGGCACAAATCGTTCTAACCGACGTCAGCGTCAGCATCAACGCAGTCACGCTCAGCACACGCAGCACCAGCGTCACCATCAACTACGAGAAGGAAGCGGTGGAGGTCACTGCGTTCGGTGATACGTTCCGTCAGTTCGCGGGTGGTTTGGGCAGCATGACCTGCGACGTGACGTTCCAGCAAGACTTTGCTGCAAGCCAAGTTGAAGCGTCCGTGTTTCCGCTGGTTGGCACGACAACCACGCTCATCTTCAAGCCGACGTCTGGTGCGGTCGGCGCAACGAACCCGTCGTACACCATCACTGGCGCATACCTCGCCGCGCATACGCCCATCAACGGTGGCGTTGGCGAACTTGCAACAACCGAACTGTCCTTTCAGGGCGGAACGCTTACAAAGGCAACTTCGTAGCAGCAACCACAACTAGGAGGCAGCAATGCGATTGGCATTGAAGGTTGAGTACCACAGCGGCGACGCAGAGGACGTGGACGTCGTATTCAGCGACTTCGTTGCGTTTGAGCGCACATGGAACCGCAGCGTTGCACGCTTTGAAGCAGAGTTGCGCATCACCGACTTGGCGTGGTTGGCGTGGTCGCAACTCACGACAGCAAACAAGACCAAGGCAAAGTTCGACCCCGACTGGATACGAACCGTCAGCAACGTGACCGTGCGTGACGACGGTGATAGCCCTTTGGCAAGTTAGGCGACGACAGCGCAACTTGGCTTGCTGTACATCTTGCGTACGAGTACCACGTCGCACCGTCACAACTGCTGCTAGAACCAGAGCGCACCATCAACACAATGGTTGAATACCTGCGCTGGCGTGCCAAGCAGCAGCAACGCAAGCACACGTAGCGATACGATTGGCAAACTATGGCAAAGAGTCGGCAAAGTAAGCGTGACGCCGACGTCGCAAGCGTGTATGGCGCAGGACTGAAGTTTGGCATCAACACGCACGGCATCAACGAGACGCTGCGTGCGCTACGTCGCATGGAGCGTGACACCTACGTCAAGTTGCGCAATGAACTGGTACAGGAGGCGCAGCCGTTGGCGCAGGCTGTGGGCGCTGCGTTTCCAGCGGTCAAACCGTTGGAGCGTTGGCACACATCAGGGCGTCGCGGTTTGGTTGATTTGCCGGGATACTCGCCAAGGCTTGCAATCAAGGGCGTCAAACCAAAGGCGGGCACGGGGCGTGCACGTGGTGGTGGCATGACCATTCTGCGGTTGCAGCAAATGAATGCAGGTGGGGCGGTGTACGACAGCGCTGGCAGCGAGACTGCATCGCAGTTCGTGCACAACTTGGACAAGCACCTACGGGTCAAGAGTCAGCAGAACGGGTTTCGCAGTCGCATCATGTTTGTCGCAACTCGCAAGAACTTTGCGCTTGCTGAAGCAGGTGTGCGCAAGGTCATTGACAAACTCGAGCGTGAAACCGAGCGCCGCTTGACCGAGGGCATTGGGGGGTTGTTCTAAATGGCGGTTGGCATCAACATAGTCACCGGCTTTGACGGTAAGGGCATAAAGAAGGCGATTGAGGATTTCAGCAAACTGCAAACCAGTGCTGAACGTACCAAGTTCGCAATCACCAAGATGGCGCTGCCAGCAGCCGCAGCGCTGGGCACACTTGCAGTTGCGTCAGGTTTCGCAGCCAAAGCAGCAATCGAGGACGAAGCCGAGCAGGCAGCGTTAGCGCAAACATTGCGCACCGCAACGGGTGCAACCAACGTGCAGATTGCGGCGGTAGAGAAGCAGGTTAGCGCACTGACCAAAGTAAGCACGTTCAGCGACAGTCAACTACGCCCAGCGCTCGCCAACCTTGTGCAAGCGACACAAGACGTCGCACGTTCGCAGGAGTTGATGACGCTTGCAATGGACATAAGCGCTGCTACTGGCAAGCCGCTCATAAACGTCACTGATGCGCTTGCCAAAGCGGAGAGCGGTCAAATGCAAGCGCTTGCGTCACTTGCTCCAGTGGTGCGGGAGAACATCAAAGAAGGTCAAGGGCTGGATGCTACGTACACACAGTTGGCGTCACTGTTCGGTGGTGCTGCTGCGGCACAAACGCAAACCGCTGCAGGTCAAATGCAAATGTTCAAGAACCAAGTTGGTGAAACAGCGGAAGCGTTTGGGCGTCTGCTGCTACCTGTAATCACCACACTGCTACCAGTGCTCACTGCGCTTGCGTCATTTGCTGAGCGAAACCGTGTCGTCTTTATGGTGCTGACTGGAGTTGTTGCGGCACTGTCGGCAGCAATACTGATTGCAGCGGGCTACCTGAAGGTCATGGCGCTGCACAAGCAGTTGCTCGAGATACAGGCGTACAAGACCGCCACCGCAGTGCTTTCAACGAAATCGGCGGTCACTGCGCTTGGTGTTGCAGCCAAAGCGACAGGCGGAATCCTTGCTGCTGCTGCCATTGCACAAGTCATCTTTATGATTGGCAACGCAGCCAGCGGTGCTGACCGCAAGATTGCAGAAGCGTCAGCAAACATGATTATCAACTTGGACAAGTTGGCGCTTGCGTCGCAACAAGACACCACCGACGTCATTGGTGACTTCGTGAAACTTGCGCAGGAGATAGACAGCAAACTGAAGTTCAGCGACGTGTTTGGCGACTTCGGACGCGAGTTCCAACTCACCATAGGTGGCGCAAAGGTTGACATTGAGGACTTTGACGAAGCGTTCAACAAGACAATGGAGAAGTCACCCGTTGCTGCGCAGAAGTTGGTTGACGCATTGAAAGCACAGTTGGCAATCACGCCGCCCAACACACGTGCAGCAACCGACCTGTCGGACGCCATCGCCCGCTACCAAGGACAAGTCACGCAAACCACTGCAGTGCAAGCAGCGTTCAACAACGAGGTTGGCAAGACGCCCGACCTGCTGCGCAAAGCGATTGCTGCGTCGTTTGAACACAGCGCAGCAAACACCACACTTGCAACCGAACAGTTCAAAGTCATTGAGTTGACCAAGCGTTTGGCAGACCAGCGCAGCAAGGCGGTGGTCAACACCAAAGACTTGACCGACACACAGAACCAGTTGGACACAGCGTTGCGCAACATAGAACTCATCACCGGCAAAGTCACCAAGTCAACGGGCAGCAGCACCAAAGAAGTGAACAAAGCCAAACAAGCAGCGAGCGACTACCGCTCAACGCTTCAGTCCTTGCTCGGCGCAAAGGAGTCGGTGCGCAACGCAACACAAGCAGTTGCCGACGCCAACCAGAAGGTTGCTGACGCAACGCACGGTGTGACCCTTGCACAACGTGACGTCACGCTTGCCAGCAGGGATGTGGACAAAGCGTTACGAGACGTCAAACTTGCCAACGACGCAGTTGCCAAAGCGGTGCAGGGTGTCGCTGCAGCCCAAACCAAGACCAAAGCAGCACGTGCTGACTACGCCAACAGTTTGGTCAAGACCAAAGAAGCGCAGGACAAACTCCGCTCCGCAACAAAGGAGGTTGCCAAAGCGCAGGACGCTTTCAATGCTGCGTTGCGCGGCTACGGCAAGGACAGCAAACAGGGCGTCACCGCTGGTCGTGCACTTGCTGAAGCACAACGTGACTCGGAGCAGTCCGGCTACAGCCTTGAGCGTGCCATCTACAAGGTTGCGGAAGCGGAAGCGGAACTGTTGGAGTTGCGCAGCGACCCCGAAGCGACAGCAAAGAACATACGCCTAGCGGAGATTGAGTTGGCTGAAGCCAAGTTGGGCGTTGCGCAAGCGGAAGCGACACAAACCGAACAGCAGGAGCGTGCCACACTCGCAAGCGACACCTACGACCAAACGCTCAACGGTGTCAAAGAAACCAGCGACCTTTACAAGACGTTGTTGGACGAACTGAACAAAGCCAGGGAGCAGGAGCAGCAAGCGGTCAAAGCAGTCACCGACGCACGCAAAGCGGAGGAGGAAGCACTGCAGTCAATCAACGCCGCATTAGAAGGTGAGCGTGAAGCGTTGCGCGAGGTGGAGGACGCACGCTATGACCTTGCACAAGCAGAGTTGGCGGTGGAGGACGCAAAGCACAAGGTTGCTGAAGCGGAACGTGGGGTGTCCGCAGCAAAGCGAGACCAAGCGGCAGCGTTGCGTGACGTCGCAGCGGCGCAACTGGACGAAGCACGTGCCCTGTACGACGCAGCACAAGCCCAACATGCGCTCAATGCGGCACGTGCAGCAGCACCACCACCAGCGGTCGCACGCATAGACGCACAGTTGGCGGGTGTAGCGGCACTCCTTGGCACGGTGTCTGCGGAGACGTCTAATGCGTTCGCCGCACTTGGGTTGCCGATGCTTGCTGCGGGCGGCATAGTCACGAAACCGACTGCAGCAATAGTTGGTGAACGTGGTGCTGAAGCGGTTATCCCGTTGACGGGCAGCAACACACCGACGCTTGGCACGACGGTCAACGTCACGGTGAACGCAGGACTTGGCGCAAACGGTACGCAGATTGGCAACGAAATCGTTGACGTGTTGCGCAAGTACCAGCGCCGCAATGGAAGCGTGCCAATCAAAGTGAGCGGCTGATGGCTGCAACGATGCCGTGGGGCGAGGTAGTGGACGTCACAATGGCGCTGGGCTTTGAGGTCAACAAGTTCACGCTTGATGACCCCGTGCTCGGTTTGCTGGACGGGGAGGGCGTACTAGACGGAACTTTGCTGGGGTTGAGCGTCGTGGACTACGTGCAGGAGGTTCGCATCAACAGAGGTCGCAGCAACCAGCAGGCGGCGTTCACTGCCAGCACGTGCGACGTGGTGCTAAACAACAACGACCGCCGCTTTGACCCCATCAACGAGGACTCCCCGTACTGGAACCCCGACACCGACACGTCTGGCGTGCAACCACGCCGCGCAGTACGCATTGAGTCGGACGGGGAGTTGCTGTTCGTTGGCGCAATCACTGCAGTCAACGTGGACTACGACGGAACACTAAGCACGTGCACCATAGAAGCAGCGGACGACTTCGTGTTGCTCGGCAACCAATACCTACAAACTGCGCTCACCCCTCCGGTAGAAGTAAGCGGCACACGCATTGCGTCAATACTTGACCTCGCCGCAGTTGACTATCCAGCCGACCAGCGCAACATTGCAACGGGCGGCAAAGACGTGCAAGCGTTGACCATTGACGCAAACACAAACGTGCTGGACTACCTGCAAGACGTCGCAACCGCAGACCAAGCACTGCTCTTTATGTCCAGAGACGGAACGCTCACCTACAGCGACCCGCTTGAAACGGTGTGGTTCGACGACTACAACGTCACACTGGTTGACGCATCGCAGCCAGTAGTTGCCGGGGTTGTGCGCTACACCGCAATCAAGACCATCACCGACCAAACATTTCTCTACAACAAAGTCATTGCGAGCAAAGCGGGCGGTGCGGACACCGTAGAGGACGACGCCGCCAGCCAAACGCAGTACGGGATTGCAACACTGTCGCTGTCGGGGTTGCTGCTTGAGAACCAAGCGGACGTGGACACGCTTGCGTCAACACTGTTGGCACGCTACAAAGACCCCATCTATCGGTTTGACGATTTGCAGTTATCGGTGAATGCAATGACCAGCAACGGACGCACCATTACGTCGCAACTAGAACTAGGCGACACGGTGCAGGTGGAGCGCACGTTCACCACAGGCACGCCGCTGTCCGTTGACGCCTACTACCAAGTGGAACGCCTGCAGCGCACCATCACACCTATGGCACACACCCTGCAGGTGGGGCTTGGCGACCTCAAGACGCTGGTGTATCCGTGGACGCTTGACGACCCCGACCTGAGCAAACTTGACGCTTTCAATGCGGTGACGTGAGATAGGCTGACCGCATGGCTGGACTTGGCACGCATTTATGGGTTGCGCAGGAGCAAGTGACTGCGGCAAACCTCAACGGCTACGTGCAAGACCAAGTGATTGCACGGTTCGCAACCACCGCTGCACGTGACGCAGCGTTTGGGGGCGCAGGCGAACCGACGCTTGCTGAGGGCATGTTTGCGTACATTGACGCAGACAACACCACCTACTTCTACACAGGTAGCGCATGGCAAGCGTTAGGCATTACCAACGACGACGACCAGTTGGTGCTGGCAGCAGCACTCTTTGCATAAGGAGCAAACATGGCAACGTACAGCAAGATTGCGCTATCGGGTTCTACCGATGGCAAACTCATCAAGGTCGCCGCTACCGCAACGGCAGGCACGACCATTCACACAGGTTCAAGCACCGCAACAACCTTCGACGAAGTGTGGCTGTACGCAGTCAACAGCGACACCACTGACCGCAAACTCACCATTGAATACGGTGGAACTAGCGCACCCGACGACCTTATTGAGCAAACCATCACCGCCGAATCAGGTCTGCTGCTCATAGTGCCAGGACTGCTCATCAAAGGCAACGCAACTGCGCTTATCATTCGTGCGTTTGCCGCTTCTGCGAATGTTGTGATGATTGGCGGTTATGTGAACCGCATCACCGCATAGGCGGCTGGTAATGCGTTTCGGTGAGCGCACACGCTCAGGCACAAGCGTAAGCGGTTGGACTAAGCGCACCGCAGGCGTATCTACGCTGAGTGTTGAGTTCTTGCTGGTCGGTGGCGGCGGTGGCGGCGGACAGTTTGTCGCAAACATTCCAGCAGGCGGTGGCGGTGCGGGCGGGTTCGTCACAGGTTCAGGCATCATCGGCAAGACGACTTACACGGTGAAGGTCGGCGCAGGCGGTAGCGGTTCTGCAAACACTCGTTCAGACGGTTTCAATGGCACGGCGTCATCTTTCATCGGTTCGGCTAACGGTGGTGGCGGCGGTGCAGGCAACTCTGCCACAGGACAACGCGGCGCTTCTGGTGGCGGTGGAATGTCAAGCGGCAGTAGCAACGGCGGTAGCGGCGTTTCAGGCGAAGGGAACGCAGGCGGCGGCGGGAACGGTAATGATCAAAGCGGCGGCGGCGGCGGCGGTGCGGGCGGTACAGGTGGCGACGGCGCAGGCAACACAGGCGGCGCAGGCGGCTCGGCCTCAACAAATAACTTTACGGGTAGTT